TATTCTTGATGTTGAGGGAGACGAATACTCTGTTCCAATTAAAACCTTATACTCAGAAGGATTTCCACAGGCAGATGTAACAGCAGCAACGCTGTCATTAGAATTAAGAGATTTTTATTTTTTCTTAGAATCAATGCCTGCCCCAAGATTATTAACAACCCAAACATCTTTAAGTTATGCTGTATCTCTTTTACTTGACTATATTGGATTTAGCAACTATACATTTAAGCGTACTGATGGTGAATCTGAGCCAATAATTCCATATTTTTTTATTGCACCAGATCAAAACGTTGCAGAAGTTTTAAATCAACTAGCAGTATCAACACAAACTGCAATGTTTTTTGATGAATATAACAACTTTGTTGTAATGAGTAAAGACTATATGATGCCAACTGAATCACAAAGAGCAACAGATTTTGTTTTGTTAGGCTCAAATAATCAGACCGACTCTGGAGTTATTGAAAATTCTACATCTGGAAATATTCCTAACATTCTTTCTATAGCATCACAAGATAAAAAGATTTATAATGATGGAAAGATAAACTATACAACAAGATATATCCAGCGATCATATGGATCAATCCGTCAATCAACAATGATTGATAAAGAAAAAACTTGGATATATAAGCCATCACTTTTATGGGAAGTTGCAGGAACAGATCAAACCAAAACAATAAACGAACTTGCATCAAAACAAGGTAGTTATGTTCTAGGGGCAATGCCATTAAACTCAGATATACCTGAAACCCCTCCAACAGTTATTAATAATATATTATCAAATAATATAATTGACCTTGGAGAAAATGTATATTGGTTAACAAGATATAACGGATATCTATATTCTAATGGAGAGATAATTAGATATGATGCTGCAGAGTTTTCTATTACTGGAACTGGAAATGTTTGGATTAGTAGCAACCAAGAATATCAAAAATATTTTGCATCATTACCATTTAACGGAAAAATTTATCCAACTGGACTTATTAGAATCTATGCAACTCCATATTATGAAACTGTAAATGGAATAACAAGGTTACAAAATGGTGCAGTTGTAGACCATGGAAGAGGTCAGTTTGGAACACAAATAGTTTCTCACTTTGCTGGAATAAACTCTTATTGGGCAAATAATGACTATGTTCGTGGAATGGATATGCAATCACAGTATTTATTTACTACTCAGTTAGATGAAGATGTAATTATACCTGCAACAACTCTCGGTGCTGCTGGAGTTAGCAATGTTATTGCAAAGCAATCTACAAGAAATAGCATAATTAAAAACTTTATGGCAACTAGTTATTTAACAGAAACAGAAATTAATAGCCTTCCATCAACACAAAGCGGAACAGTTCAGTCTTCTGCATTGGTCTTTAATGGACCATCATTTAAAACAACAGAAACCCCACTAAACTTTGTATCTTATGTATATAAGAACTTGAATAATGCATATAGACATTTTGGAACAAGAATGCGTATAATTGGAAAAATTGAAAATAATACGACAAGAACACAATCTCCAAATGGAAGTATTCCATATTATCAGGTTAGTGGAAGTCAACCAGATCAAAATGTTAATATTGCTGGTGGCTCTGGAGGAATGGCAGTATTGTTAAATCCAGAAACTAATAATGGATACTATTTTGAAATTATTGCACTAACTGAAGACAACATTGATTCATATTTAAGATTAGATCAAAATAATAAATCACAAATATCTATAAACAACGTTGTATTTTATAAAATTAAAAAAGACTCTTCAAACTCAAATGCAATCCCAGTAAAACTTTGGGGTGGGCTATCAAAAATTTTAGTTGATGATGGTAAGTTTACTGGACAGCAAAGGGTTTCAGGAGAAGAAAATTCAACGGTATACGATCTATCAGTTGAATATGTAGACATAGGTGGAACAAGAAGATTCTACCTATACATAAACAATCAGTTAATAAAAGTTGTAGATGATAAAGATCCCTTGCCAGTGTATAACAATATGGCACTATTTGTTCGTGGCTCATCAAAATGTATGTTTGAGTACATTTATTCTTTATCAGAAAACTATAGTCAAAATACTGTGTTTACTGTTAATGAAGGAATCGGTCAGGTATTTGGTGATAAGTCTGTAGATGTTACAGAGTCTTTTAGAAAGTATGCAATGAGTGGAGTTGTTCAATCAACCTATCTGTCTGGAATAAGCGCACAGGAACCACCAAAATATAATATGTATTTTGAAGAATTTGGATCTATTATGCGTGAGTGTGCATATTTTGATATAAAATATGATCGTGCATACCCAGCACTATATGCAAAACTATCACCAACATTTAATAATATTAAAGGATATACAACGTCTGGATTTTACGCAGACTCATATGGTGCAGAATTTTTAATATTTAATTCAACAGATAAAGCATTAAACTTAGATGAAACAACTGGCAACTTCTTAAGAATTCAGGGAATTACATTTACACAAGACACAACGCAAGAGTTAACCGTTGATGATTTTTTCAAAAAACGTGGAAACCTTTCAGATCCAGAATTAGTTGGAAGCACATTAACCTATTCTCCATTAGTTGAAAAAGCAAAATATGATAGCATTAGACTGAGTAGGTTAACATATGGAAAGAATGAATTTACAATTGATAGTTCATACATTCAGACACAAGATGATGCAGAGTCAATGATGAACTGGATAATTAATAAAGTTATGGTTCCTAAAAAATCTATTGGAATTAATGTATTTTCTATTCCAACTCTTCAATTAGGAGATATAGTTACAGTAGACTATAAAGACAAGGATGGACTTAATTTAGTTACATCAGACTTATCTAGATTTGTTATTTATAATATTGAATATTCAAGATCACTTGAAGGACCATCGATGACTATTTATTTGAGTGAGGTATAAAGTGCCAACTGCAGAAGAAAATATGGCTGCTCAACTTGCAAAAGCAGCAGAATGGCGTGCACAAGGAAGAGAAGACCGTGCTGCGACAGCAGAGGCTGCTGCAGATAGATATAGAAGAATTGCTGAAGCAAAAACAAAGATTGAAACAGCATCAAAAAATATTGAAGCAATAAGAGAAAGAGTTAATAATCCCCCAGAACCAAAAGTACAGGGTCCAAATCAAGGCTTTAGACAAACTGTCACTATCAGACCTTCATCTGCATGTCCAAGTGGAACAGAACGTGTACGTATTACATATATGGATGGTGTTGAAACAAATATCGAATCTCTAGGTTGTTATGGAAATGAAAAAGTAGTAAAAGAGGATCCCATACCTTTAACATCTTCTTTAATAACAGAAACCAAAGTTTCTCCAACACCGCCCACTCCAACAACAGTCCCAATAGTTATTAGTCCACCGCCACCACCAACTAAGACTGCTCCAATAGATACTATTTTGTTTGACGATCAATCAATGTCAATAGAAATAATGACAGACTTAATATTTGAAGACATTGGTGGGCACGAACTTCTCAGTGTTTCTAGAAATGATATTATAAATGGACAAAGAGTTTCATACACCCCAATAAAAAATCTTGGACTAGTTCAGCAAAGATATAATCCAAATAACATACTTGGGCTACAATCTACTTCAGATAAATATTTTGCAAACTTTGCGATTAAATTTGATGAAAAAATTCCTAATGAAGGAAATGGTCCAAATGGAGAAAATATATATATAGATCCAACAACTGGAGACTTAATAATTGAGACTATTAATATGAATAGTGACGAACAATTAGAAGTTCAAATTGCTATAAATGGTACAATATATGAGGCGAACTTTGGAGAAATTACATCATGATTACTAATACTGGCAAAAGCATTATTGCTAAATATATGCTTGGACAGGCCCCAGCCTATGCATCATACATTGCTCTTGGCTGTGGACCAACACCCCTTCAGACAGAAGATGTGTATGAAGATTTTGCAACAAAAACAAATCTTGATTTTGAAATGTTTAGAGTCCCAATTTCTTCTAGAGGTTTTGTAAATGAAAACGGTATAAATAAAATTGTATTAACTGCAGAATTGCCAACAGAAGAAAGATATGAAATAACAGAAATTGGACTTTACTCAGCAGGAT